AACCACGGGTGGTGTTCTTCGTGCCGCGAGTACGCTGAGTCTGCGTGTTCGGTACGGCATTCGGATAGCCAGAGTTCGGTGTTGGCTGTGTGTATGGCTTGGGCTGGACGTACTTCTCGCACGGCTCCTTGGTGTCAGCCGGGAAGTATTCAAACTTGTCTGTGTTCATTAGCCACCTCGCGAAGTAGAACGTTGATTCATCATGCGAGCCACGTTGCGCCCGTACTGCTTCATCGAAGAAGAAGTCACGCCGCCCTTTGCATAGCCTTTGCCATGCATCTTCTTCTCGTGCGCCTTGACTTCAGTCTTTGCGATTTTCTTCATCTTGCTGGTTTCCATTTTCATGCTCCTATGTCGTTGCAACCGTCACTGTTCCCAGTTGAATTCCAAGCGCCAAGTTGTTGGGCGTCAACCCCACATCGTTGGCTCTTGCTCCTCCAACAGGGGCAAACCCCCACTGGAAAATCCTACTGCCACCCTCTGCCGTACCAGTCTGATCTTTGTTTGGACCGGTCGAATTGACCAGTTGCAAACCACTCAGACCAGAGGTCCGGTAACTGATGTCCGGCCTCGGGTTGCGAAGCGCCTGCGGGTCATCAATCGGGTACATACCCAACTGCAACTGCGGCTGATCAGGCTCCCAGCACTCCGGGCAGACCAAGATGTTTACGTTCTTGGTCTTGATGATCAAACGCTTCAACTCTTTCAACTTGTAGCGAAAAGCACAGCGATCACATTCTGCAATCGCATTCTTACCGGAGGCAAATCTGTTACCCATGCTTTACTCGGTGAAGTATCGGCGTGGGACAAAACGGACTGCGGACTTGTCGCGGTCCTCCTCGGTGGCAAACTTCCACTGCTCGTCGTACTGCATCTTGAGCATCTGCAAACGGTCCGGCGCAATCTTCTGCGCGAGGTAATAGGACAGACCTGCGATGAGGCAGTTCAGGAAACGGAACGGGATGTCTTGGGTGGTCATACCCCCGTTGCCAGCATCCTGAATGCGGCGCAGACGCCAGTACACGAACGTGTAGTAGTTGCTCTGGTCCGGCGCAGGCCAGACGTAAATCTTGGGGTAGTCGATGCCGTTGACGGGATCGGTCCCTTGCGGCCTGCCACCAGCAGGATAAGTGGCTCCAGACTGACGATCCACCCACACCTGAATCGGACGCCCTGTGGCATTCTTGTTCGGGATGGTCGCGTAGGTAGAAACACTAATACGAGTGATTGCGAGGTCTTGCTGGTTCTGACCCGTGCCGGTGCGCGTGACGTGCTCCAAAAGGTCGATGGTGTCCACCGGTAGGTCGTAGATCGCTTGGTTCTCGTTCAGGGCAATGGAACCCTGCTCGATGGTCCAGAGGTTGACACCACGGTTGGCCCATTCAACGGTGAGCAGGTTCAGGCTGCGCCGAGCGGTACGAAGATCGTAGCCACTACGCAATTCCTTCCCGCAACGCTCGAAAGCCTCTTCAACGATGTTGTTGAGGTCGAGGTTGAATCCTGCTGTTCCCGATGTCGTCATGTCACCTTCCTATGTCTTGCCACCTTCTTTGCGACCTTGGGTGGCTGCGGTACAAACTGCTTGCCTGATGCCTTTCCTGCGCGTTTTGCGCGGGTTGTAGCAGCGTACTCAGAAGGCGAGAGGGCTTTGATAGCCTTCTCGGGCAGATACCGCTCCCCGGTCGCCTTTGCCCCTTGCGTGGACGGCTTACCACTCTTGGTACGCCACTTCTGCGCGGTCCAAGCCTTGAGGCTCTTCTGGGGCTTGGCGAGGGTCATTTGTACCCACCTCCAGCCTTCTTGTACTGGGAGGCCAGCATCTGTGCTTTCCGGGCGCTCCATTGCCCCGGCGCACCGCCTTTGCCACCTGCCTTGATCTGTTCAAACTGACGCTTTCGCATCCCGGGTTTGGTGTAGTTCCCGGCTTCGTTCACCCGGCTTTCACCACCCTGTTTAAACAGTTTGACAGGCTCGTCACCATCCCGCTTTTTGATCGTTCTGACCTTGGCGGGATTGATGATTCCCATGCCACGAGAGGGCATCATGTCAGCACTTCCCGCCTGACATCATCTTCTTGGTCATGCCGCCGCTCGCCATCTTGACCATCTTGCCTTTGGTTTTGCCTTTGACGGCAACGCCATCACGGCTGGGGGCTGCGGTCTTCACAGTGCCCATCTTGGAGGCAATAGCGCCGCCTTTGGCGTACTTCGCCATGCCGCCATTTTTCATGCCCATCTCAGCCATTTCGTGCTTGACCATCGACTTAGGAGCGCCTTTCCGTTTCATGAACGACACTTCTTTCTTCATCATCTCTTTAGACTCTTTCATGTGACCACCTTCTTTCATTTTGGGTTGGGATTTACCTGCCTCACTCAACGCAATCGCAATCGCTTGCTTTGGGTTAGTGACCTTTTTGCCGGAGGAGGACTTCAGCGACCCCGACTTAAACTCTTTCATGACGGTACGGACCTTGTTCATACAATCCGTCCTCGTGTTTTGCCGCGCTGGGCGATGCCGTCTGCGCGTTTAGACGCAGAGGACACCTTGCCGCCCTTTTTCATCGGCTTGGCTTCGGCTTCTTTTGCCTTGCGCTCCTCTTCAGCCTTGTCGTAGGCATTGCGAGAGATCGCTGCCGGGGCGATGCCCATCATGCCGCTACGGGCGATTTCGCCCATAACGCCTTTACCGCTCATAACCCCCGCAATCGGAGACAGGTCTTCAAACTTGATTCCCATGATCAGCCTTTCTGTTCTTTTCGGAGGTCGTCAATTTTTGCCTCCAGACGAGCAATGCCAGCATCAAACCGCTCCATGATTTTCTCCATGTCGCGGTGAACTTCTGCGCGAGTGATGTGATCACGAGCCACCTCCTCTCGGGTCTTGTTGAGCAGGATGCCGAGCCTGTTCAGTTCAGCAAACTTCTCTTTCACAACAAATCCCAACAAGGCAACGATGGCTGTGAGGATCACATTCCATATCATCATCTCCATTACCATTTCACCTTATCAGCCCAATACGCCGCGCTCATCTTGCCCTTGGCAATGTTTGCTCCGTGACGTGCTTTAAACGATTTGCGCTTTGCCTTCATACGATCAGACTCACCCGCTTTGGGCTTGCCTGCCGTACCAGACACAGTGCCAACTTTTTTACCCTGCTGACCAAAACGGATCACCTTCTCCTTGCCGCCCTCACAAGCCTTCACAACGTGAGACTTCTTGGGGTGGGTGGGAGTGGACTTGGGCGAGTTGCATGGCATCGCCGACTTCTTGACTGGCTTAACCATTGGCGACCTGCCTTTCTTCCACGATGGGCTTCAAGAGCGGGTACAGGAAGTCTTCGCCAAACGAGCCTTCGAACTCGTGAACACCCATGTGGCCCAACTTGATAGTCGGGTCTACCCAAGCGGTGAAGCCGTGCTCATGAGCGCGGTCGCAGAAGACGTAGTCTTCGCCGATGTAGCCGTCAGGGGTAGAGCGGAAGTCAAAGAAGGACTGAAGCACCTTGCCGGTGTTCTGGTCCATGTACTTCCAATCGGGATTTGCGTCACGCAGTGTCTCAAAGACTTGGCGCTGGATCATCATGAAGCCAGTGCCAACGCGCTTGACTTTGACCAGACCCATCTTGTCCATGAAGATGTTGCCGTCTTCGTCTTGGTCGAGAGAGGAGAAGTAGACCTTCTCCTTCTTGCGAGCGGCTCCAACACCTGCCACGATAGGCTTGGTCTGACTCCATGCCAAGAGACGAACGATGTCGTCGGCATTGAACGTCATGTCCGAGTCGATCATCAAAAGATGATCGGCATCAGACTCAAGGAATTCGTTGGCAATGATGTTGCGAACCCGGGATACCACGGAGCATCCCGAGACGTTCGACAACTGAATCTGAATCCCGTGTTGCTGCGCCTTGACACAGAACTCGGCAAGCGCAATCGCTAACTTGACCGAGACCTTGAAGTCATAGGCAGGCAACCCGATGAACAGTTTTTTGCCATGCAGGTTGAAG